GAGTTCCTATTTAAAATTTCTAAGGGCACTTTAAATAATATTAATAATATTCATGCTCTGGAAACTTCCCTATATAGTAAGCAATTGGGAATTGCTGGAACTGTCGATTGTATTGCAGAATACGATGGTGAATTAGCAATAATTGACTTTAAGACTTCGAAAAAACCTAAACCAAGAAATTGGATCGAAAACTATTTTGTACAATGTGCAGCATATGGTTGTATGTTGTATGAAATGACTGGTATTCCAGTCAAAAAATTTGTAATCATTATGGCCTGTGAAAATGGAGAATGCGTCGTTTATGAAGAAAGAGACAAATCAAAGTACATCAAACTTCTTACCGAATACATTAGAAAGTTTGTTACAGATAAATTGGAACTCTATGGAACCGAATAAGGAACTAGAAAAAGCAATTGCAAGTAAATTTCTAACACCATCTAGGTTTGCACTTGAAATTGAAAAGATTGTTGCAGAAGAGAAAATAAACTATATCGATGCTATTTGTCACTATTGTGAACTTAATGAACTTGATGTAGAATCGGTCACGAAACTTGTATCAAAACCACTGAAAGAAAAACTGAAGTGGGATGCTACGAGACTTAATTTTATGAAAGCAACTTCGAAAGCAAAACTGCCTTTATGATGAGGAATAAATATTAGTGCTTGTCTGTCGTTATTCAAGTAGAATGGGGTCTTTATGACCCTTTTCTTGTATAAATAATTGCAACGACAGTCAAAGCAGAAATGTATTACGTTTATCTCTATTTGAGAGAAGATAGGACGCCTTACTATGTTGGTAAAGGTAAAGGATATAGAGCATATGTTAAGCACTTAATCGGCAACCCGCCACCTAGAGATAGAATAGTAATCGTTGAGAACTTTGACGATGAAGAAGAGAGCTATAAGTATGAAGAGTATCTTATAGAAGTCTATGGTAGAAAGTGTGAAGGCGGTATTCTACTCAATACGAGTGTTGGTGGGAGAAAAAGAAATAGTCGGTATAGAGAAACTGAAGAAGAGTTTAAAGAAAGAAGAAAAGATATTGTTAAAAAATATCAACAATCTGAAAAGGGTAGAGAAACTTATAATATATGGGTCGATGAAAACAAAGATCGGGTCAAAGAAATAAAGAAAAAGTATAGAGATAAAAATAAAGAAAAACTAAACGAGAACGCGAGGAACTCTGAACGCAAGAAGGTGGCAAATAAGATTTATAGGGAGAATAACAAAGAGCGTATCGCAGAAACACAAAGAGCATATCAACAAAAGAATAAAGAAAAGTTGAAAAAATATCACAGGGAATATTACCACAGAAGAAAAAAACTTGACTCCGAACTTAAAGACTGATATAATATATACAGTTGAAATGTGAAAGTTGAAGGTGACCCCGTATCAAGTTTATTGTGAATACCTTGCTTTGAAATCGCATTTTAGTAATAGAAAATACGATTATTTCAAATACAATAAAAAGGTAAGGGCTTCTCTTCAATCTTATTATAAAAGGAAAGACCGTTATTTCTTTGAGAAAACAAGTCGTAAATATAAGGACGAAGAGATTGTTAATTTTTTGGTCGCAAACTTTGTAGAATCTACTAGTGTAAATCAGGTATGGATTGGAGAAATTATCAGTTCTGGAGAAAGAACCTATCAAGATTGGACAAAAAGACAACAGAGTTTGACTTACTTGTTCAAAGAACAAAGCAACGAATTACTCTCGAACAACGAATTAGAGAATCTATTCAGTTGTTCGAAAGGTCATCCAACAATCTTAAAAAGGTTTCTTGGTGGAGACATAAGTCTTGAAACTTTTGTAATCTATGATAGAATATTCTCATTCAGAAAGAAGTTTGATAAAGAACTGAAAGATCCTGTATGGGAAACCGTAAGTTTAAAACTACAGAAGTATTCTCCCTTTCTAAATATTGATGTCTTTAAGTTTAGAAAGATTTTGCGGGACATTGTAAATGAGTGACTTTTTTGATTCTGAGATCATTCAGGAAGAACTGAGTGAAATCAATGAAATGCAAGAAAAAATCTACGAGAGTTTTATTACTTTCGGTAATATGTCCCGTGAACAAAAACTTGAGCACGTTGAAATACTTACAAACTTGCTTGAAAAACAGCAAGTGATGTATACAAGATTATCTCTTTCTGATGACCCAAAGGCCATCGAAATGAGAGATAATCTACGCAAGTCAGTTTCAATGATGGGTTTCCCACCAGAGACTGATATGATGACTTTATTCAGTAGTATGAATGCTACAATCAAATCTCTCAAAGACTATATTGACGACTGAGAGAATTTCTGCTATACTATCCGAGTAAATCCAAAACATCCAAACTAATCTAAGGTAATCTAAATGTCTTTTGCTGATCTTAAGAAGCAATCCAAACTGGGTTCTTTGACACAAAAACTGGTCAAGGAAGTCGAAAAAATGAATAATGCAGGTAGTTCAGGTGATGAACGTCTCTGGAAACTAGAATGTGATAAAGGTGGTAATGGTTATGCCGTTATTCGTTTCCTTCCTGCTCCTGAAGGTGAAGACCTTCCATTCGTCAAACTCTATTCTCATGCCTTCCAAGGTCCTGGTGGATGGTATATTGAAAACTCTCTGACGACTCTGAGTCAGAAAGACCCAATGTCAGAATACAACACGATGCTGTGGAATAACGGCACTGATAGTGGTAAAGACCAAGCACGTAAGCAGAAACGTAAACTGACTTATGTTGCAAACATCTATGTTGTAAAAGATCCTGCTAATCCTTCCAATGAAGGTCAAGTATTCTTGTATAAGTTCGGTAAGAAAATCTTTGATAAGATTACTGCCGCAATGCAACCTGAGTTTGAGGACGAGGAAGCAATTGATCCATTTGACTTCTGGCAGGGTGCTAACTTCAAACTGAAGGCAAAGAATGTTGCCGGTTATCGTAACTATGATTCTTCGGAGTTTGCCCGTCAGGATGCACTTCTGGAAGATGATGAAGCAATGGAAGCAATCTGGAAGAAAGAGTATTCTCTCGAAGAGTTTGTTGCTCCAGACCAATTCAAGTCCTATGATGAACTGAAGAAGCGTCTTGATTATGTTCTTGGTATCAAAGGAACAACTAAGTTCCAAGATCAAGAATCAGTTCAGGAAGAAGAAGAGTTCCGTCAACAGAATCGTGGAGAATCAAATCCTGTCCCTCAGTCAATGAAGGAAGAACTTGATAGTCTGTCACCTACCAAGAATGATGACGACGATGATGATACACTCTCATACTTTGCCGCACTCGCAGCAGATTGAGTTAGTATGAGGTTGTGACTTTGGTATTCTCGGTTCTAATCAGTGATTCGTTCACATATTCTGAGGATAAACCATAAGTCATAATCTCTCTCATATCATTTAAAAATTGTTGTAAATATCCTTGCTTTAGTAAATAAATCGAGGATTTTTTATTGTTTTTAATTGTTTCATATTCCCAGTTTGATACTCCTCTTCTTACTGAAATACCAGATACAGAAACTTTATTGCCATCATCACTATAATTTAAAGTAAAGTCTTCATTGACATCTTTACCTGCTGGAAGAATTAATCTACCATTCGAATCTTTGACTTCTTTAGTTTCATAATAATTAATATCAGATAAGTTCTCTACACTATACTTATTTTCTGCATACTTATATAATTGGTAATTAGATAAAGGCCATTCATCTCTTACATTAATAATACCGGCAGTCATTAAGACTACCCAATCAAGAGTGGCACTTCCATAAAACTCTTCGGCAACAGTATCAGGTCTGGCACCTTCTGGAATTTCATACTTATTAAAAAGTGTGAAAACATTTTGTAAGTCATCACGCAACTTATTTCTTCTGAATAAGTTTTTGACTCTTAAGTAATCTTGTGATGAAATTGTATCAGACAAAAATGACTGATATTGTACATCTGGTAGTTCTCTGAAATAACCCATTTTAGTATCCTACTCCTGGTAGTCCTGGTACTCCTTCTGGTGTTTTGTAATCTTCAGAATATATTGGTTCGAGTTCCTTAAATCCAAGTTCTAAGACCATAGAGACTGGAGTAGAATCATCATAAACCGCATAAGTTCCCTCACCCGTGTAATTCACAGACATATCGGTTAAAACACACTGCTTAAAACTATGTAAGAATGGATGAGAACTCGCACCTCTTTTATAAGTCAACTCAAAAACATTTGGAGTTCCTAAGAAATTTTTACTAATATCACTATTAGATCCACCCACTTTTGCCGCCATATTTTTTTTAAATGTATTAATTATAAGTCCAACTTGTTGTGCCTCTTTTGGTCCTCTTGGTGTAAATTTAAAAGAGAACTTAAATGATCTTAAAGTAACACCATTAAATAACAGTTCTACATTTTGATTTATAATTTCACCTTGTTGTCTTGCAAAAACAGCATCTCTGGTTAATGAACCACCAAGAGGAATATTTGCCGCTTGTGCTGCTAATCCGGTCTTAATAATATTTTGAAAATCTGGATTAAGTAATGTTGCATTACCAATATTTTTTGCAGATTTAGTTAGTTCTTGCATTATTACATCCATTTTATTTGAATTAATGGATGAAAAAGCACCACTAACACCCTTAAAAACATTTGCGGTTATTCCATCAAGATTTCCATCAGCATAAGATACAGAATTTCCATCCTGAATATTTGATGGCATTGGAAGAAGTATAGATCCTTGTCCGGATTTAAGTCTTGTTTTTTCGAAGGAATTAATATCTCTTAATGTTGCAACATTATCACCAACAGAAAAAGTAATAGGTTTTTTTAAACCTGAAACATCATTAATTTCAGTGCTCTGTTGATTAAATCTTCTTCTTGAGGTGCCATTTGATGTTAAACCCCCAGACAATGTTGCTACAGAATCATATTTTCTAATATCAATTTGTAAATAGTCTGTTTCATCGGTTAATGCTTCATATGGATATCTTAGAATTTGTCCTGGATTTCTGGCATTTGGAGGTTTAGATTTAACTTCTAAATCTCCAATATTAGTGTTTGCAGTAACCTCTGCATCCAACCCTCCTAAAAGATTATTAATTGCTTCAGATGCTCCTGGCATGTATATTTCTCTCTTTTTACAACTATTTAGAACGAACTTTAGCAAAACCGAGTTCTATCACATCAGACATCTCTTCTGGATAGATTTCGTATAGTCCACCAATGATTTGATTGTAATCATATTGCCTTCTGCTATTCTGAGAATCCCAATGAAAATTAATTCCACGAAACCCCCAAGAGAATACTTCAGTAACACCTACAAGAGGGTGTTGGTCATACTGCATTCCTGGTGTCTTGGCATTATAAAAGAAGGTATAATATTTTCCACTAGAAGGAACCTTACCACCTTCGGATAAAACACTGATTAATTCAGTCATAATATCATCAGGTTTTTCTATACCAATTAAATTATCAACAACACCACGCACACGATTATCATTATCTTCTGTTGGATTTCTTCTTTGTTGGAGTGTCTTTCTTGGCATTACTTAATACCTAAATCATGTTCCGT